GCCGCATTGAACTGTCCGTTCTCGTACGCTTTCTCCATGACCTTCCACAACATCGTCCCGGTCTTCTGCGGAGTGATTGCATACTTCTCTGCCAGCTCGTCTTGTTTGATCCGGATGGCCTTAACCACATTCGGGTAGTCCTTACCATTCAGTAACTTGTTGGCAGCCTGGCTAGGAAATTCGTACCCAGCTCTCCTGGCTGCTTCGGTCATACCGCATGCACCTTCGGTATAATGCCAGACAAAGCTGGTCTGCATTTCTGTCAGGCCATGTTCTTCATCCCGATCGAACTGTACCGGAGTATCTACTATTTTCTCTTTTGGTTTCTTTGGTCTTCCCATAATCAGATCCTAATTATAAACAGTGTACCAGGGTGAGTGTATAGCCACTTCAAACTATTAGACGTGAACGCTATAAGAATACACGCTAAGAGGCTATAACTAACTATATCTTCTATTTACCATACACTATACCCTTATATATCTAATAACCAAGTAAATAAAGGCTTTCATTAAGTGCACAGTAAATTCTTACTATACCCTTTGCTATACCCTCCTATTCTAAACTTACACATACATATATACATTCATATAAACCTCAGCACATACACTCTTTACACCATGCCACCCTAATCAGTGTACTATGCACTATTCATATCTCCTTTGGTAAATAAACCATGACAAATGAGCCACAGTTAGGACACGACAAGTTTGTCACGATTGAATACTCTTCTTGTAAACCATAGTCTTCGCCGTCAAAATCACCGCCCCAAATAAGTTCTGTACCACAATGCCAACAATTCATATCAACCTTCGACTCTCTCTCTGTTCTAATTAATCATTACCAAAACCACCGACAAACCCACCGGTATCATCCTCGACTGGTGTGTAATCCAAGTCATAGATCTTCTTGCCGTTACTCCTACGGGGTTCGATGCCACGCTCGTGAAGGACACGACTCGCTTCTTTGAAGTCAGGCATCCTCGGTGCCTTGATACCAAGGTCCCGTAGTAGCTTAGTCATTTGCACTGGCTTTGCATAATCGCTGTTAAACTTAACGTGCTCCAGGATAAGATCCTCTACGCTGGATTGTGTTCGATACACTTCATTACTATCATTCAGGAGCTCACGCTCGTCTGGAGATAAAAACCAATTCTTTTGGCCGGGCACATACATCGTGTCCCTAACCTGGGCCCACAGCTGTTGCATGTTCACCCCATGATTGACGTTGATGTCTTTCACCGCGAGAACCCAGAATCTACGATTACCCGACGTGTCCGTCAAAAACTCTCGCGCGTTAACACTGGCATAGAAAGCTGTACGGCGCTGATAAGTCGTGAAGGCTCGGTCATACGGCAACCTGAGTTCATCCGTCTTCGCCGTTACAAACGCTTTCAGCTGGTCTATGTCTGACTTCTTGAACGTGGACTCGATTTCGCCTAACTCCACAATCCAATGGCTTACCGCCCGTTTAACGCTGTCCTTATCCGACGGATTCAAGGTTGCACCTTCCAACAGCCAGCCTTTGTTATAATCACACAGGCGCTTAAACCATAAGGTTTTACCGAGTCCTTGTGCGCCTTGTAAGACCAAGATGCCTTCGAGCTCAACCCCATTAACTTCGTGGGCAGCGGCGACACAAGAGATCAGCCACTTCTTGAGTAGCATTTCTTTCAGCTGCGCGGACTCTTCTGTGACCAGCGAATCCATGAATGTGGGTAGTCTGTCTGTCCCATCCCATGGCTCACTATCGATCCACTCCTTAACAGGATTGTATTCTCTGGCGAGAACCTTGAGATAGTCTCGCACTTTAGTGTGCGGGATTCCCATGTTGATACACCGATCCTCAATCTCTATTAAGCTGGCCTCCTCGTGCATGTCTGCAATGAACTCCATGTTGGGTATGTCTATCTCCAGTTTCTTTTTTATCACGTTATACCGCACGTCCACGTCATGCACTTTCAGTACGCCACCGATGTTGTCTTTGGTATTCAAGACGCGACCATTGTTACCACGATGGAAGTCATACTCGACTGGCACATCTACATTCTGGAGTATAACCTCGCCTTCCAGCGCTTCCTCTGTGGCATGGTCGTTGTAGTCTCCCTTAGTCTCTGGCATTTGGACCTCGGCGTACCCGCCACTCTTTTGTATAAACGATGCGGCTTTCTTAGCCTCTATCTCTCCTGTGTTACTATCATCATTGTCAGCTACAAATATATGTTTCCGGTTTGGGAAGTATTGATACATCACCTCGGCCACCTTGATTAAGTTGTAAGCATCAAACGCGACGACCACCGGCTGGGAGCGGTCAGCGTATAGTGAAGCTGCGGTAGCGTACCCTTCTGCATAGTTAAGCGTGTCCGTTGTATTGAATATCTCTCTGCCGAGAAGGAAAAAGCTACCGCTTTTTTTAGAACCAGTAAGAAAACGCTTTTCGCCTTCGTCGCTAATATACTGTAGGCCAACTATAGTGCCCTGTCCGTCTTTTAGTGGTATGACTAAGTTCTCGTGTTTGTCTTTGCGTAAACCATACGATAAGACTTGCTTGCGCTCCAGGTACGGATGCTTTTCCACTTCCTCGCATTGGTCCCAAATAGACTGTGACCTCTGTGCGGCTTGTGTGTACTTCTCCTGGCTTTTGACCTCAGCCTTACGCCTTAGCTCCTCTATCTCTGCTTTTTGTTCTTTGGTTAGTTTATAGCGGCCACTGTTTTCTGGCTTCCAGGTCGCCGTAGGCTGGTCCGCACTGTAGCGATAATCGCCGATGCGCCCAAAAGGGGAAGATTGATCTAGCCACGCTTGATACCAACCTACGAGCTTCCTTTGATTGCCGATGTTGATGTACGCTCGACCGACTGAGCCATCGACTACCAAACCTTTTTTCGGATCCGGTTCATAACCATTATTGGTTAAGAAGTCTCGGAACTGAGAAATATAATCTTGAGTGAAGGGTTTGCTTTTATTCTTGGTCGGTCCTGTAATTTTTAATGACATCAATCATTCCTTAATTTTTAGTGTTTGCTTTGCTATGCTAAAGTCTGTAAGATATTATCCAAGTTTATTATAATTTGCAAACACATTAGGAGAAAGATATGAGTTTAACAATAACTGACAAAGGTGGAAACGACGATTTTCCAAAGCTAGAAAAAGGTATGTACGAGGGTACGTTGTATTCGATTGTTGATATAGGCAGCAAAGAATATAAGTTTGGTAACGAGGAACCTAAGAAACAACATAAGGTGGTCCTGGCGTTTGAGATAACCAAAGCCATAGATCCAGAAGACAATAAAGTGCTCATGGAAGACGACAGGCCATTTGCGGTATCTAAGAAGTACACTTTATCTTTGCACGAAAAAGCGGCATTAAGATTAGACATCGAATCCTGGCGCGGTAAAAGTTTGTCCGATGAAGAGTTGGCCGGGTTTGACTTGGTTGGACTCTTAGGACACACAGCCAAAATAGAGATTGAGCTGACACAAAAGACAGCTGAGTTTGAGGGTGGCAATCCAAAGATTGCAGCTCTCCGTGAACCAGCCGGCGGAACGCAAAAGGTAGCGACCAAAAACGAACAACGTGCATTTGACTTGGAGGTTTATTGCAATGAGTTTAATGGTAAGTCTTCACCAGAAACCAAACTTATGTGCGATGTCTTTGACGAGTTGCCCGCATGGCAACAAAAAGAAATAGAAGAGAGTTTTGAGTACCAAGCGGCTAACGACTCTGACAGTGCCCCGACACAAACAGTCAGTGCGTCTGTTGCAAGTGACAACCTTGAAACAATATCGGAAGAGGGATCTCAAGGTTTAAAAAGCGACGATATACCTTTTTAATTTTTCGGTGGGCGGCCATCCTCCTAATGTCTCACAACAATGGTCCAAGGCCGTCCACCACCCCCCAACTATGTATAAAGACAAAGCAGAACAGATAGCAGACCTCCTGGATATAAAAGGACAGGATTACTCGAATCCAGATGATTTCTTTTGTCAGTTAGCCAATGTCTGGAGTAGTTTGTTATCCATTGAACTAACGCCCTCACAGTGTTGCGCCATGATGAT